CACTGTCAGGTCTTCGCCAGCCTATCGCACTCATACGAGCGATACTACCAGGCCATCCGCCGGTCTTGGCGCTTCGGGCAAACCGAAGAGGTGACCGCGCACATAGTCATTGCCGAGACCGAGGAGGGCATCTGGCGCAACGTTCAGCGCAAAGCGGCCGATCATGATCGGATGAAGTTCGCGATGACGAAAGCCATGACCGGCGCCCAGCGAGCAAGGGGGCGCCGCAAGTATGGACGCGCTCCTGCCGTGGATCTTCCCGACTTTCTGAAAGGAACAGCCGCATGAAACCGGAATTCGAGGGCCGCAACTTCGGCCTCTACAATGCCGACTGCATCGAGGTCCTGGCCGGCCTGCCGGAAAGCATGATCGACTGCGCGATTTTCTCGCCGCCGTTCTCCGATCTGTTCGTCTACAGCGACAGCGAGCGCGACATGGGCAACTGCGGCTCGCATGACGAATTTATGGCGCACTACCGCTATTTCGCAGAGAATCTATATCGCGCCATGAAGCCGGGCCGGATTGTCTGCGTCCATTGCACAGACCTTCCGACCAGGAAGGGCAAGGACGGGTTCATCGGCCTGCATGATTTCTCCGGCGATTTGATCCAGGCACACCGAGCGGCAGGCTTCGTTTATCATGCGCGATGCACCATCTGGAAGGATCCGGTGGTCGAGATGCAGCGTACCAAGGCACTCGGCCTGCTCTACAAGCAGCTGAAGAAAGACAGCGCCATGAGCCGGGTCGGCATGCCTGATTACATGCTGTTCTTCCGCAAGGATGAGCCGAACCCGGAGCCGATCACACATCAACCGGAAGACCTTCCCGTGAGCGAATGGCAGGAGCTTGCCTCGCCGGTGTGGATGACAGTCCAGCAGGGCAACGTTCTGAATGGGCGAATTGCGCGCGGATCAGAGGATGAGCGGCATATCTGCCCCTTGCAGCTTGATGTGATCGAACGGTGCCTGCGCCTCTATTCCAATCCCGGAGATTTGGTCCTCGATCCCTTCAACGGCATCGGTTCGACCGGCTTTCAGGCGCTCAAGATGGGTCGCCGCTATCTCGGGGTCGAACTCAAGCCGGAATACGCCGCTCAAGCCGCGAAATTCCTGACCGAAGCCGAGGAGCGCGCCGTCTCCCTGATCGGAGAGGATGCGGCATATGCAACTTCGTGACTACCAAGCCGAAGCCGTCGACGCCACATTCGACTGGTTCCGCAGCGGTCGGGGCAACCCTCTCGTGGTCGCGCCGACCGGGGCCGGGAAGTCCGTCATCCTGTCCGAACTGATCCGCCGCTCGACGCAGGACTGGCCCGGAACGCGCGTCATCGCCGCCACGCACGTCAAGGAGCTGATCGCACAGAACTGTCAGGCGCTGATGCGGATGTGGCCGACCGCACCGGCAGGAATCTACAGCGCTGGCCTGTCGCGCCGACAGACGGGCAGGACAATCACTTTCGCCGGCATCCAGTCGGTCGCGAAGAAGGCCGCGCAGTTCGGTTTCGTGGATCTGCTGCTGGTCGATGAGGCGCACCTGATTCCGCGGAATAGCTCGACGCAATACCAGACCTTTATCGAGGGTCTGCGCGAGATAAACCCGGCCCTCAAGGTCATCGGGCTGACCGCCACGCCGTTTCGACTGGACAGCGGTCGCCTGGATCAGGGCGACGGCGCGATCTTCGACGGCATCGCCTATGACATCCCGATCCCGATGCTGGTCAAGCGTGGGTATCTCGCGCCGCTGATCAGCAAGTCGCCCAGCTTCGTCTTCGACACGAAGGGGCTGCACACGCGCGGCGGTGACTTCATCGAGGGTGAGATGGCGGCGCGGTTCGGCACGCAGGACGTGACACGCGCGGCGGTTTCCGAGATCATCGGCCTCGGGCAGAAGCGCAAGTCATGGCTGCTGTTCTGCATCAACGTCGATCACGCGGCGGACGTGCGGGACGAACTGGTCAAGCAAGGCATCAGCGCGGCGATGGTGACAGGAGCGACCCCGGCGGGTGAGCGGGCGCAAATCCTGGCCGACTTCAAGGCTGGACGCCTGCGAGCGATCACCAACGTCAACGTGCTGACGACCGGATTTGACGCGCCCGCGACGGACCTGCTGGCCTTCCTGCGCCCGACCCAATCGACTGGGCTGTACATGCAGATGGCAGGTCGCGCGATGCGTACGGCGGAGGGCAAGGAAAACGGCCTCGTGCTGGACTACGCCGGGAACGTCATGCGACACGGTCCCGTAGATGCGATCAGCGTTGCGGACGCGCCTGGCCGGGCGAAAGACCCGGACGCCGAGAAGGGCGAGGTACCGGCCAAGACGTGCCCGGATTGCGGGTCGATCCTGTTCATCGGCCAGATGGAGTGTCCGGACTGCGGGCACGAATTTCCGCCGCCTGAGCCGAAGATCGAGCGAGAGGCCACGACCGAGGCGATCATGAACCTGACCGCCGAAGATAACTGGCAAACGGTGCAGGACTTCGCCGTATTTCGGCATGTTCCGCGCGACGGTCGGCCGGTCTCCATGCGCGCCGAATACTTGATCGACGGCAAGGTCATCAAGGAATGGGTCTGCTTCGAGCACAGCGGGTTTCCGCGCCGGGAAGCGATCAAGTGGTGGGCACAGAACGCGGGCACGACGCCGCCAAAAGACGTGGCGGAGGCAATCGACCGCAGGCACGAGATCCGCGTTCCGAGCGAAGCCGTAATCAGGCGCGAAGGCAAGTTCTGGAACCTGACCCGCACGCGTGGCGGAGAGCAGAGGGTGGCGGCATGAGCAGGATCGTCATCAAGCCCGTGTCTCGCGAGCGGGACAATGAGCTGATCGGATGGATCAGGGCCAGGGCGCGCGGTCAGTCGGCAGGTTCGATTGCCAAGGCGGCCGGCAAGAATTCCGGGATCATCGTCGGAGCCACGAACCTCGTCCGAGATGCTGACATCGAGGAGAGCGGTGAGCCGGAAGCGGACGTGCGGGGAGCATACTGGTGACGTCTATGCCCGGATACCCGTGCCCGGTCTGCCGGCGGGCCGGCGGGGCCGTCACGATCAGCCGCCGCAACGAACAACTGGCGCAGGTCTGTTCTGACCGCTGCGCGCACATCTACCTGAGGAGCGGACCCGTGAGCGACAAGACCGAAACTGACGCCGTGCAAAAGACCGGCGCCGAGGCCGGGGCCTATCTCGATAGCATCGGTCAGAGCGATCTGGCCAAACTGACTGTGGAGCAATGGAACCGGTTTCGGTTGATCTGCTTTCGAGAGATCGCCGCGAAGATGCAGGCCATAGCCGACGACGAAATTCCGTTCTGAGGGCGCGATGACCTCCCCTTATCACGCTGTCGCCGCCAACTACCGCGAAAATGGCTACCACGTCATGCCGGTTGGGCCGGGTACGAAGGTGCCGGGTGAGTATCGCGATGGCGGGTGGCGGCCGATGCCGGGCTGGCAGAAGTATTGCGATGCCCTCGCGCCGGAGTTTGTTCACGGTAAGTGGGAGGACTGGCCAGATGCGGGCGTCTGCGTGGCGCACGGCGCGGTCATCGGCCTGGATCTCGATACCGACCGGGAAGACGTGGCTACAGCCCTGCGCGGCGCGGTGGAGCTGTCTCCGGTGCGTCGGAAGGGGGCCAAGGGGTGGATGGGATACTATCGGCCCGGCGGCGATCTGGATGGCCTTCCGGCGCGCGTGCGCTGGTATGACCCGAACGTGAAGGGCGCGGACGGAAAGTCGTCCCGGTTCCCGGTGATCGAGCTTCTGCTTCATGGCACGCAGTCCGTCCTGCCCCCGACGATCCACCCCGATACCGGCCAGCCATACCGATGGCTGACGCCGGATACGCTCGAAAATACCGATATCTCCGATCTGCCGGTTTTTGGGCGGGCCGAGTTTGACGTGCTGGATGTGGCGCTATCGGGGATGGGGCTGACGCAGCAGGCTCCACGGACATCATTGGTCGGAAGGGTTGAGTATCCAGCCACGTCTCATGATCTGGAAAAGCCGCTGGGCAGGTCGATTAATGACAGGGCAATGGAGCCGGGCGCGATAGATCAGTGGTTTCCCGCGCTCGGTCTGCCAAAGACGAGGCAACGCGGGTTCGGAGCATGGGAGGCTGTCGCGACGTGGCGAGGCAGCGGCAGCGGGCGTCCACAAGCCGAGAGAAACCCAAACCTGCGGATCGTCCCTACCGGGATCCGGGACTTCGGGACAGACGAACCGTTCACGCCGATCAATCTGGTGTGCCGATGGATGAGCGTCGATCCGGAAAACGGATTCACACAGGCTGCCGATTGGCTGAAGCAGTATATCCGGCCCGAGTTGGGTATGTCGGCCGAGGCTATGGCGGCACTCGTCGCCCGCAGGCCCGAAGTGGAATCGGCAGAGACGGAGCGAATGCCGATCGAGGACATTTCCGTCGATCCTGGAACCGTCGAGATGACGGCAGCGCGCAGCGCATCGAGGTTCATGGAGCGCAAATGCGGTCGCGCCCGACCCAAACCGATCCAACCGACCAGCCAGAGGGAATTTCGGGATGCTTTCCCGGAGCACGTCCCGCCATTTCCTGTGCAGGACTTCGAGAGCGATCTGACCGGTCTACTGCGCGAAGCCACGCTGTTCATCGACGAGAGCGCGAACATGCGCAGCGAGCAGGGCGCGTTCGGGGCGGCCGTGGCGGCCCTCGGTGTCCTCATGGGGAGAATGGTCGAGATTGCGGAAACAGGCCTTCGGACCAATATCTACGTGATTGGCACTGCGGAATCCGGAGCCGGGAAGTCATCGGCTATGGGTGCCATGTCGAAGATGATGGCGCGATGCGGCGTCGATGACAGATTGGCAGGGTCGGATTTCACATCCGGGTCCGCGATCCTCAAGGAAGTGTCTAGCCATGTTCCGCAGCTGTTCAATGTGGATGAGTTCGGGGACGTCATCAGGCGCGTTCTCGCGCCTCGCGCAGCCTCACATGAGCGCGACATCGGACGCATTTTGAAAGACCTCTACAGCGCCGCCAGCGGAACCTACAGGGGCAAGGCCTATGCCACCCAGGATCGGCAGGACATCGTGGAGCCGCACCTATGCGTCTACGGCGTGTCGACCCACGAGGCATTCTGGGAGAGCATTGACGGACGCAGCTTCAACGATGGTCTTCTGGCTCGCTTCGTCATGATCCCGATTGGGGCGACTGAAACCCAGACACCGGATCAGGGCCGCGCCGCTATGGTCGCGGACATGATCACGAACCTGATCGACGCGTGCAAGAGCGGCGGCAATCTTGGCGGATTCGTATGCCAGGCGGTGAAGTTCGATCCCGGTATCTGGGAGACATGGATGCAGGACAGAAGCCTGTTTCAGAGACATGCCGAAAGAGCATCGCGGATGAAGCTGCCCGGCGCTCCGTCGATCATCCAGCGGATATGCGAGAACGGCATGAAGGTCGCGATGATATCGGCGCTCGGGCGGCAACCTGTTGGGCCGACGATCACCGCCGAAGATTACAACCTTGGGCTGGATGTCGCGCACTGGTCAGCCATCTACATGATAGCCGCGATCGACCGATACTATGTCGAGAACGCCAGCCATCGCGACCTTAACAGGGTGATGGAATTCATCGAGGCGAGGGGCGCGGCAGGGTGCAAGAGATCCGATATGGTGACCTCGTTCCAGGGGATATTCGTAAACGCCATGGTGGCCAAGTCGATCATGGAGGCGCTCAAGGACCGCGGGAAGGTGATCGAGTGGATGCCTCCCGTGACTGGTCGCGGCCGCCCGCCGACATG